ATTCGGAATACTTAGCCCTTAATTGGGTAACCGTAGATACCAAAATGATCTTGCCTTACCAGTAAGATCGCCCCTACCAGGGGGAAAACCACCGTAACTAACCAAATTACAAACCAACGCTCCATGTGTGGAGAAATTAGTACACACACGCTGCTCAGTTGCGAAAAAATTGATAGGATGATGCCCGAAAGCATTATGACACTGCCCCATTGGCTCAAATTTGAGGGTTACAACTTCGATCACCAATTGAAGTTTGGAAACCAGCAAATTTTGGAGTCTCAGATGGAGAGTGAAAAGGATTATTCTCGTGCTAAATACGCGAGGAAGGTGGAAAGGAAGAAGGTAGTGGTTACTAAGCTTACCAAGGCGAAGAACCAGGCTTTTCGACGCGTTGTGGAACTCCGTTCCCTCCATGCGAAGAATAAAGTCAGTGACTACCTGTTGATGGAAGCTGAGGAGAACTTCAAGGAGAAATATGGACCCTTGGAATCTCACTCGTTTGCGGGCGATGCGACTCTTGCTGCTTTGAAGGAACTTGTTCGAGGACACATTTCTTCAACGCACACGCAATATTTGACATCGCTATTTTACTGTTTCTGTGCCTGTTACTACGCTCAAAGTATGACTAGTATTGCTTTCTCATTGATGCAATTCATAGATAAGCACTACGTGTCTGAAGATGGACTTACTACAGATGTATGGAATTTCCTCATGTCCCTGAACGAAACCCCGAATGTCAAAGAAGGAGACTATGACTCGCTTGAATTGGAGAGTCACAGTGATGGTCCTTCGTGGTTAGAACGAATCCAGAAGTACAAGAACAATTGGTCCGTGTTGCGCAATAGCTCACTCTTTCCAAAAGTCACCAAGTGCATGTGTGCATTGGTGTCTCTAGGATTATTGGATCAACGTTACTGTAAATGGTCTATTGCTGGTGTTGAAATCTTTACTAGAGAGATGACGGACAAAGCTATGACCGCTCCCGATTGCCTGGATGCCGTTATGCAAATGGTTACTCATCTTGCTGACTCTGGATGCTATGCATTTGCCACTGGCAAATTGCAGGCTGTCCTCTATGATGATCCCCAAATCATGGAGGCAGAGGATGAATATATGAAATGTAAAGTGTTGTCAGATCACATCGAACCCGGTACGCTGGAGAAGATGGGTGTTGATAGCACTGAATTTCATGGTAGATTGGATTCCCTTATTATGAGCTTGGAGGCGATCACTGTCCGTACATCGGGGGTGACGCATACCATTATGCTTAATAAAAAGGAAAATGTTTTGTGTTGGATGGACAAGTTGATTCGATGGAGAAATGCGAGCGGCGTTCGCACGGCCCCCTATGTGATGGTTATCTTAGGAGACTCATCAATCGGAAAAACTTCCCATAGTCAGATTACCTCGCGTTCTGTTGCTGTTCAGAACGGATTCGCGAGTACCGATCGACACCAGGCTTTCATTCAAGGTAACGATAAGTATTGGACCTCCTACAAAGGTTTTACTACTATCGTAGTCTTGGATGATATCTATAACACTGACATCCAGTATGCTCAAGAAGATGAAGGAATGAAACTGATCATGTTGAAGAACAATCAGCCCTGCTATGCCCCAAAAGCAGATGTTGCTGAGAAAGGTCGAGTTCCTGTAGAACCGAAGATTGTGGTATGTACTACCAATGATGAAACTATGCAGTCCGCAATGTCTGTGAATCCCTATTCACGTTTGAGACGCGGAGATGTATATATTCGTCCCACAGTCCGAGACCAATTTCGACGAGAGGTTGATGGAAAATTGTTGAACGAGATTGATGAAGATAAGGTGCGAATGTACTATGCCCAACGAGATGAGGACGGAAATCCAATTTACGTAGATGGTGTTGTACAGAGCAAGATTGTCATGGTTCCAGACCTATGGAACATTTCGTTGTCTCGCCCGTACATGGAAGATGTTGCCGCAAAGAAATCGAAAGTTGCCCTGAATCGACAAGGGGCAGTTAAGAAGAAATTGTGTTGGGAGATCATGACTATTGATGGTGTTTACTGTGACAACTTGAATATTGTCCAGTGTTGTGATCTTGTTGGAATGAAAGCGAAGGCTTTCTTCCAGGCACAAGAGGCTGTGGTTGCTAACATTAACGCAATGAACGAAAAATTCGTTCTGTGTGATTGTGGATGTAAGCGAGCTAAGCCAATTTGTGACGCAGCCAAGGAAATGATGCCTGCTCTTGAGAAGGTTGAGGAACCAGAGTCCGAATCTGATTCCGAGACCGTCGAGGAGGAGAACTATGTTGAGAATGAGTTTCTTGATGAGGAGTTTCAGAAGGAGCGTGCCCGCATGGCTGCTGCTGACCAGATTGAATTCGATCGCATTGCGAAAGAGGTTGAACTGGAGGATGAAGCTGCTCTTGATAGCCATTCTGGAGTAATGGGTTTCGTCGCTAATACCGCGATGAGCGTGCTCCGGACTCGTTTCCGTAAGTTGAATCCGTGGAGGGTGAATGAATATGTTGATTCCAATCTTCTTGAGGTTTACCGCAACCTGGAATGCCCCAAGTGGGTCAATTTGTTTATGTGGATGCCTGATTCTGTTTTCGACCACCGTTATTGCCAAGATTTTCTTCAGAGAATTTATAAGGAAGACATTCGGAATGCTTCCTACTGGAGTCTCGCAAAGAAAACGCTTGTTCCTGGTGCATTCCTCGGAATGCTTGGACACGCGTTATCTTGGTGTTTGCCTAAGTCCTTGTTCGTCCCAGCTAACCTGTTGCTGGGAGCCGTCATTGCCAATGGAGTCTCGTACTCTTCTGCTGTATATGCACAGGAGGGACGTGAGATGATCATTGAGAAATTGATGAAAGAACGAGCTGCCATGCCATTGATTATCAAAGACAACCGGAATCGATTCGGAAAGCTTGTGGTTGGATCTGCTACTGTACTTGCGAGTGCATTGATTGCAGTGAAG